CTTGAGGTCGATGTGATAATCACTCGATCCTCCAATGTGCGCACTGGGACCCGTGAAGCCCGATCTAACAGCGGTATAGGTCACAGTAAAACTACGCTCACACTATTGAATTTATTTTAAAAGATGCCTGAGCATTCTCCATAAGCTTTTGCATCATCGCTTTATTACGGGCAACCTGATTAAAGATCAAGGAGGCCTCCCTAGCTTGCTGGTCCTCTAACGCCCGATCAGATTTAGTTGAACTAAATAAATCAATAATTTCTTTCCTCGTTACGGGAGTGTCGACCCCGATTTCCCTTGCGACGAAAGGGATCTCGGGAGCATCTAGTCCACTCCTTTTAGTAAGTCTACGAAGAAACGCTTCGTAAAAAGCTTTACCGAGCCCCTCGGAACTTTTCTTATCCACAGGGGTTTTGTCGTCCTCTCGAGAGGTAGCGACGCTCATCGGACTACCAGCAAATTTCAGAAGCTGTTCTGCTGACTTAACAGGTTGCCCGTAAGCGCTCTTACCACTGAGGGTGGGTATAGAAGCCCACTCTCCGGACAACTTTGCGAGGGTTTCACGGGTAATCGGATCGCGATCAGGGTCGACCCCTCGCTGACGGATGAGCTCGAGCGCACCTAAATCCTGAGATACGGGGCCGAAATCGCGGAGTCCCAACTTACCTCTGACTGCCTCCCAGGTTTGCGGCATGAACTGATAAGCACCTGCAGCGGCACTAGCGTATCTACCACTCTTAACGACCCGATCCGGATGTTTAGACAGATCTGCAATAGGTTGATAGCCGAAGGTGATTGCGTAACGAGGAGCCTTTCCTCCCCAAGTACCCTCAGCAAACGAAATAGTATCCAGCCAACGACGTGCGTTCGGGCTAATCTGACCGCCGCTAGGCATCTTCTACTTCTTCGAATATATCAATATTAGTATCTATAACCACGCCGATCTCCTCCATAACGGACTTGAAGGCTCTTTCCCGACAGACAAAGCGGAAGATAGTTTTCCAGAGGTACTTATCTCGATCCTCACCCGTTAGCGAGCGAGCAGCGTTCTTGATGCGCGTAAGAGTGAAGTCGTCTTCGAGTGTCAGTCCGACTTTAATCTGATCATGATCCTTGGCCACGATCGAGGTCCCCTCTTATACCATCTTACACGGTGAAATTAAACATTGTGTGCTTACCATGACTTACATGCCCAGTAACGCGCTTTCAATTTGCTTCCGGGGTTGTCGCAGTTATGTCGAGCCCTGAAGTTCTCACGGCGTTCAGGGATGTGTTTCTTGATAGTCATGTTGGGATCACCGAATCTTACGAGACGCACTTCGTCGCCCTCCTTCGCAGCCACGGCGAACTTCTTACCTCCGTCTGAGTCACGGCGGGGCTGGTTGTATCCTTTGAATACTTCCCCAGCGATTCGGATTGACATCGTTGAGCGACCGTCTTGCTGTTAGTCTAGGGGATCCAAAACGAAAGAAATTCTAAAAGCCAAATTCACCTAATCACTTCTAAAGAATTCCTGCTACTCTCTAAGCGTCCTCCACATTTAACTCAAGGTTGCCAATGGAGACTGCACGGCTCCTGACCATCGCTCAGACCGCAGAGCTGCTTAACTGCTCTGCAGGTTTTGTTCGCAAGCGTATTGCTCTGACTGAATCCAACCAGCCTGGTGGTTGGCCTAAGGGTATCTTCGTGAATCTTCAGCCCAACGGCGCTAAATCTCTTTACCGCATCAATCAGGATGCACTTCAAGATTATTTGAAGGGTGAAGCAGTAGGCGCTGTTGAAGCTAAAGTAGAAGAAGCATCTGCTTGCGCTGTCTGATAACGGGCCATGGCTTCTTCATCTATCGCTGATATCTTCCAGAGCGCTGCTCAGGCACCGACTCAAGAAATCGTGACTGAAGAGGTCATTGTTACGAAGGAGGCTACGCCGGATAACCTTGTTTTCCGGATGGTCTCCTTTGCTTCTTATCTCTACCAGCTGAACACCCAGGCTCACCTTCTGCACCTGAACGTCGAGTGCAGCAACTTCCTTGCTATCCACGAGTTCCTTAAAGCTCAGTATGAGCAGCACATCGAGGACTTCGACATCGTTTCTGAGCTCGTCCGCAGCATGGACTACTTGATGCCCATGTGTCAGTGCGGCCTTACGGACGCTTACAAAAAATTCCCCTCCGTAAAGACCTACGACGCGAAGGAAGGTCTGACTCTTTACACTAAAAATCTTGAGGCAGGCGGGATGCTTGCTAAAGACCTGGTGGACGCAGCTCGGGAAACAGGTGCGCCCGACGTGGAAAACCACGCTGCTGCAATCTGCGGCAACCTGTTCAAATCAGCTTGGATGCTAAAGGCTACTCTCCGGACCTCTATGTGAGGATCCAGCCTCCGTTGGCTGAGACATAAAGACCACTAGGCGCCACGTTTAGATAGACAAGACCTCCGGTATACGCCGTGGGAAGGGAATTAACTACGGCGATTCCCGAGGCCAAGTCAGCAACGTAAGCTCCCGAAGCGACAATGGCGGAATTAGCAACTGTTGCGGTTGCAGCCGACCCTGCGGTTGTAGCTGAGTTTGCTGTGTTGGCTGTGTCAGCAAAGGCGGCACCGACTTTCTGCCACGCGGAACCAGTCCAAACCCTTAGGTAATACTCTGATGTGGACGAATCTGTCCACAACTCTCCGACAGAGTTACCAGCTGAACCAACGGGAGCCGAGTTAGGAGCCGTAGAGGCGTAATGACTAGGCCCAATCTTGCGGATAGAACCAGCAGAATCTTTGAAGTAGAGACCAGGGTCAGCACCACCAAAGCTCAAAGCAGCCTCACCGGCCTGAACCGTAGCCGTATTCGGCCTGTCGGAGGAGTTACCTGTTCTCTTTAAGAGCAGAATTACTGGTGTTGACGCCATCCTTAGTACGTACCTCCATTAATCAGTGAAGGATAGGACGGATAAGGTATCAAGACGCCATTAGCGTACTGACCTCCGTCGTAGATCAGACTAGCTCCACTAATAAGAACACCATCAGCGTATGTGCCACCATCCAACTTAGGGGTGATGTCGGGGTCTGGCGGTGCAAACGGGTCGTATTGCTCAATCGTAAACATCTCGAATCCACTTGCCGTCATCGGCGTAGTAGTACCCGAAGCCAACGTGTCGAAGTTCAGTGTCTTCACCATCGTTGGGTGCATGTCCGGATACATCATGTGTACCGGCACTGTGTTCTGAGAGGGTGAATACTTCTCCCACCAACGGAGATGCTTCTGACGTTTATCGAATGTTGTTTGCTTGACTAGGTTGATCTCGAACTGCTCTCGGTACCGATCGTCCATCGGTTCGTCAGTCGGCTGAGATAACCACGCCTCAGGGAACATGTCCGAACCAAACCGATTCTGCATGTCCCAGAAAGAAGCATAAATATGTTTACACCACCTAGGGGCAAAATAAATAAGATTAGGATCTGAGTAAACTTTATTCCCGTCTGTATAAGAAGGAAGATTTAAAAGCTTTTTCACATAGAGGAAACCGAAGTCTCTTGTGAAACCTGGATAATCTCTGGAGTTCGACTCACGCGAGGCCAAGTAGTCCTCACCTGCGTCATATAGACCGGGTTTTAAGTCCTGAGGCAGAGTGTAAGGGTAGCGACGCTTGAGACTGTATTCATAGAGATTAAAGTCTTCTCTAGCGAGATAATCAGGGCAGTTACACCCGAACCTCATCTCCGTGGTGAAATAATCGCCCACAGTGGGTAAAGATGCCGGAGCCTGGAGAGTCTCGTTGTCTACGACTGACCAACTATTGTCGGTGTCAAGGGATATAAAAATGCTGTTGAAAACTGGAGCAAAAGAAGGCTCAAGCGGTGTAGTACCGTTCCCGACCCCAATAACAACGTAGTTGTTATAAGTAGTTTTCTCAGTACCGTCGGAAGCAAACCGATCTGAGAGGATCTCTCCCGTAAAGAAAGAGATGGGAGGACCGAAATTACTCGAAAGCTCTACAGCGTAGACCGTACCTGAAGTTTGAGTGACTGATTTGATCGAATAGCCGAAATCGAGGAAGTTAAACGAATCCCTAGGACGTATGGCCACCATACGCATGGCCATATCCTGGTTCATCGAGGGGTACATGTAGCAAACGCCCGGAAGCGCCGCTCCAACGCCCACAATTCCCGTAGTCCAGTACCTAAAAGAGTAATTAAGGCCTACATACGCCTGATTGGCGTACATATAAAGCTCGTAACCTCTCCTCCAGCGCGTCCACATAGACGCGTAGTTGTAGTCAAAGAGAATACTAAAGTCTTTTAAGTTGAAATCTGGTCGGAATTTACGTTTGAAAGGTACAGAGTGAGATAACTGGTGAGACGAACTACACCCTTCGAAACTTTTAAAGGCGAACTTAGACTTCTTCGGCTGGTGGCCGCCCCAGCTGAAGTCGTCGCCACCTTTTTTTGGCATTTTTACTTAATAGAAACCGCCTTGAGCCCAGACAGAGATACCAGAAGCACTCAAACCGCCGGAAACTGCTGCAGGACCATCGCCAAGGTAGCCAATGCAGAGGATATAGCCCTTTTCCAGGTACAGAGCCTCAGATTTACCCACCTCGATCGGGCGAATTAAGTTGGTATCGCCTGTCTGAGGTGTGGGAGCCACGGTCGCAGGGAGCTCAACGCGCTGAATCAGCCCTTCGGTATCACCAGAAAGACCGACTTCAAACTTTCCGACCATCAAGGATGCCGAAGTTGAAGGAGCTGCCTGGTTAGGTGCATAGACGTAGACACCAAAGGCTGCACTACGGACCCCGGCGTCGTTGGGATAACCTTCATTAGAAACAACGAAGATGTCCTCGACAAGAGCACCGTCCTCGGAAGGAATATCACCAACTCGGACAAGTTGGATCAAGTTGCCGAACTCAGGGTTGCTGGGATCAGCGGTGATGGACGAACCATTATTAATCTTGGCGCCCCGGAGAAAGGGACGATCAACCATCAATGGTTGTTTGTTAGTTGAAGTCGAGGCCATGGCTTAAACCTGCTTAAGGACGGAGGAGCAAAAAGTTATTAAAAGAGGTTACCCTTAGTCGCCTCAAATGCCTCGGGAAAGCTCAGCAGAACTTCAGGATTAGCAAAAAGCTCTGCAAACTTCTCTTGCATTCCTTTTCTCAAGAAATCCTCTCCGACTTTCTCGAAATCACCCTTGGGTTCTTCCGGTGTCGCTTCTTCAGCTTCTTTAGCTTCGTCTGCCCTCTTGTCCCGATCCATCAAGTACTGACCCAAAGCCTGGGCTGCCATCCGACGTTGGTTAGCCGGTTGGAAACGAAGAGGCATTCCTTTAACGCCCCTAAAGATATCGGCAGCGCCCTCGACAACGGTCGCTAGATCACCAAGAAGCCCACCGCCTTGAGCAGCCACTCCGGGAGGGGTCGTGGTCATTGCGACCCCCGGAGCGTAACCTTGACCGTAGATAGGACCTGCCATTAAACGTACTCCGTTAGCTCTAGTTTAATTCAAAAAAGCCCAGCCCTTTGACGAGCTTGGTTAATTAACCGCTGGGTAAGCTGTAAATGGGGTTTCTGTTGGATGCTAGTAGCAGCAGCCATATCGAAATTACCTTGAGTCGGTGCGACCGCAGCGGCGCCAACAGCTTGAGCATTACCCACGGCGTTTGCTTGGTTGTCAGAACCGAGAGGGGTGTCAATAGCTGAAGTAGTTACAGATTCAGCGCTCTGTTGATTAGCTGCGGGATTAGCCAAAGCACGACGCTGAAGTTCATAGGCCAAAGCGGGATTCGCTTGCGCCCACTGCTGCAGGTTGGTTGCCATCTCGGGGCTAGAAGCAGTAGATCCGGCGAAAGCAGCAAGAGCATCTCTAACAGCAGGCTTATTCGCGTAGGCCTCACGAGCGGCAAAATATTCGCGAGGAGACGAATACTTCTCAGGGCTCATGGGTGCAAGCATTCGAGCCGCAGCAGCCGCAGCAGGATTAGCTTGAGCCAGTGCAGCCAGTTCAGCACTATTCTTTTCGATACCGCCCGAGGTGGTCATGGCATTAGCAGAAGAAGGAACATCCCCCTGAGGAATTCCTACAGGAGCCAAAGGAGCGCCGTTGTCCTCAGTAAACAGTTTCCTAGGGTCGATGTTGGCTCCTGCTGGCGAGTTAAGGATAAGTTGAGCAAGATCTAAAACACGGTCGGCGCCGGAAGCCTCAGGAGCTTGTGCGGTGGTAGGGACTTTACCGACACGAGCGCTGCCCTCTTTGCCACGGTCGCTCATCGCCAGGTCAAGGCCTAACGCCGCAGCAGAGGCTCCCCCTCCGAAGGCAAGTAAAACTCTCGGGTCGATGCCGGAAAGATCGAGAGTGCGGGCTCCTGCTGCCGAGTTGCGAAGACCTCGAGCAAGCTCGAAAGCACGGTCGGAAGCAAGATCCACGGGTGCAGGACCAGCGTCTACACCAAAGGCGGCGCGAATGCCTGGACTCATTTCGGGAGTCTGCTGGCGCCCCATCCGAACAAAGCGCTCTACAGCCTCAGGAGGGAGTCGACGCAGGAGCTCCGGGTCGATCCGGTACTCACCCGTAAACATATCGGGGAACCCTTCATCCAGGAACATGCTCCGACCGAGCTCCTCCCCAGCAAAAGGGCGACCCTCTCGTAAAAAACTCGAGGGACTCAACTCGGGCGATGCCGCTGCGCGGGCTGCTTCAATATTCCCCTCCGTAGCGTATGGTTTGCCGCTGTAAGGCTGACCGCCAAGTTTGGTGCCTGGTTGACGGACGGCACCTTTAGAAGTTGTGTATTCAGTAAGTGCCTCAGCTCCAGCACGCTGACGGAGGGGCAGATCGCCTCCGAGCTCCTCAGCAACACGAGGGGCAGAAGGCGTCGGCATCGAGGGCGTAATCAGATCCTCGGTAAAGTCGACAGCGGGTCGCGGAGCCGAAGGAGCCTCCATACGAGGAGCGAGCGCTCCGCCACGGGTGCGAGGACCTTGATAAGGCTGAGGGAGAAAACTAGTAGCGCGGCTACCAGCGGGAAACTCGCGAGCACCCGGCCAAGCAGGCTTAGGTGCCTGTCCGGGAATCTTTGTAGGAACATCGAGAGTACCTAAAAGACCCTGGTTCATACCCCTCTGCGAGACAACAGAGGGAAAGGCATCTAAAGGTTTCAAGAGGCCAGTGTCTACAGCTGACTGTCGTGCTGCCTTCTGAAGTACGCCACCGGTCATTTCGGTGAGAGGCAAAATCTGCGGTAGTAAACGCCTAGCGAGTGCTTGGCCACCTTGCTGAACCACGTCCCAGACTAAATCTTTAATAACACCCATTACCGCTAAAGCTCTAAGTCAATAGTGCCAGTTTAACGCCAATTTGCGTAGAAGTAGAGCCTGTCAGAACGTGAAACGTCAGGCGGTCCAGGAATTGCTTGAATGAATTCACCACCACTCCGCTCAAAGCGATACCGAGAAGCCACGGGGTCGCGATAGTTAGGCACATACAACATCTGAGCGAGCCGGTCACATTCATAGTGGTAGTTCTCGCGCCAGACGCGAGTAACTTCACGTTTATCTTGAATACTGATTGAACGAGAGACATCACCAAGAATCGTTTCTTGGCGACTCGTGGCGCGACCTTGAGCCAGTTCAGTTAGACGCTCAGCTTCTTCGCAACGCTCAATCTGTTGAACAATTTTGTCGTAATAGAACTCACTTGGGATGCTGTTGCAAGCTTCCAGAAGCCTTGCGTAGTCACCAGCAGGAACTGTAGCGATATTGTATGCTAAATGGTAAGCTACACGACTAAAGTTAAAGTCATCTAACGCATAACCGAAAACCTGTGCCGGGTTACGTGTTAGTTGATTAACCGCAGCGTAAATTACCTCACGCTTTGTGGCGTCAGTGGTCGTGGGCTGAAAAACTACACCGTTTTGAGCTAGATACGACTGAATCTGCTCAAGTTCGTTAGGAGTTAACTGCGCCACGACCTAAACACTTAGTGTTTCTATTCTACGTATACAGAACCCGTAGCAAAAACCTCATCCCAATCGACACGTTTGATCGATTGAAGTTGATCCAGCTTAGTGAAGCGCTCGCCAGGTAAAGATTGGCGAAGCTCAATAATTTCTTTAGCCGTTTTCAAGCCAACACCAGGCAAACACTGGGTCAGACCTTCTTCGGTCAAATTATTGAGGTTGATCCGGTTATCGACAGGAGGCAGGGGCTTAATAACGACCGGTGTCTCAGCCTCTTGCTTAAAATTCCTCCGGCCACGGCGGACTGACACGGAATTGCTGGTCGGTTTGGCTTCTGTATCTTCCGTGAACTCGTCCACTTGGTCTTTGTGGGCGTAAAACACCTTACCAGTGGTGTTAGACCGCACCATCAAGTACTCACCGTCATCATGAGTGGAAAGTACGTCGATTTTGACGCCACTAGGCTTATAGACTTTGGCAGACATCTGAAAAAGTCAGTATGTGAGCAGTACTGTACGCCAAATTAGCCTATTCCTCACGCATACGCTTCAATTCGCGATCAAAATTGCCTAAAAACTCTGCTCTCTTCTCCCAGGTATCGCCTCCAGTACACCCTTTTTTGGGGTTTATGCACTCAGGGTCGTTAACACGGTTACAAACAAGGCCTGCAAGGTCTAGTTCGTTCCCTTTGGATCCAGTTTTCCAGTGGTGGATACCGTTTAACCATGTTGCGCCGCAACGAGAACACTCTTTACGTTCTAGCTTGAGGTCTGACAGCTCCCGGTCATCCATATCAAACTAAAAATACGGTGTGCCACATATACTTTGGCACCTAAATGTCTTCAATGTGCTAAAAATTTCTTTAAGAAGACAAAAGAAGATAAAAAAAAGAGCTCAAGGATTGCTCCCTAAGCTCCTCCCTCTCTTTGATCGGAGCGTCTCCACGCTCAGCACAAGGCTAGGACGGCTCAGTCGCTTGTCAACACAAAAAAAAACCCCTCCCGAAGGAGGGGCTCCGTGGTTTCGCAAGGAAACCTTATCAGGAAGGAGAGGTCGAGGTGTAGATCTGCGACTCGATGACACCATCGGGCTGCAGAGCGACGTCCTGACGCTCGGGGGGTTCGTCGGGAACGATCCAGCAGACTTCGCAGATAGCGAGAGCCTTGTCTTCGCCGGACAGTTTGCCAGCGGAGGCACGAGGATCGTACACACCGGAACCCTGGAAGATACCGGAGGCGGCTTGGCTGCTGGAAGCGAACAGTTTCCACTGAGTCTCGGAACCCAGAGCAGACAGGCTGCTGGAGTCGATGATGTTGGTGGAAGCGGTGCTGCCGTTAGGAATGCGGCTGGTGGCGCCGGTAACAGAAGTACCGAACTGACCAGACACAACAGTGCCGTCGACCTTCAGACCTTCGCCCACAGCGGGGATCAGGGTCAGGGTGGGGGTGGCGGAACCACCGGCAACGCCGGAGCTCACCACGTCGCCGCCGTCAACACGCAGGGAAGCGCGATAGACGTAAGCGCCAGCGGGGGCCTTGATGCCGTCGGTGATATCAGCCCGGACATCCTTGTGGAAGTCGGGAGAGGGAACGATGACGGAGCCGTTCAGGAAGGGCTGTTCGGCGCTGTTCTGACCCGAACCATAAGGACGGGTGTAGTAGGACAGCTGGTTGGTGGAACCGAGAGCTTGGAAGCTCAGGTCCACATAACCGACAGCCTGCTGGGCAATCCAGCCGGGACGGAAGACCACGCCCACGGGGCCACCAACGGGCTGGTTGGTGTAGCTCGTTTGAACGCCATTGGCGTTCTCGAACTGCATGGTTTTTTCTTCGTGCCAGTAACGAAGAACGTTGGTGTAGTTGCCAGGATAAATCTTGGCAACGTGCAACTGGTTAGAGTTAATCGCCATTGTTAGTTACCTCCTCAAGCGTCGAAAGAGTAACCAACGGTGACGAAGTCAGCGTTCAGAAGTTCGAAACCTGCGTACAGGCTCCAAATCATCATGATGAAACGGCTGAAGTCGTCGTTGTTGTTGAGCAGCACCTGGGCATTGTTGCCACCGATGCCAACACCAACGGCTTGAGGACCAAAGAAGATACCGACAGCAGCGTTGTAATCAGCGGTGCTGGAGGCAATGGTCGCGCTCTGAGTTTGGGTAGGCATGTTGGTGCTTTCGAAGAAGCGCACGCCTTCAAACACGAAGCCGGTGGGCATGATCGGCTCGCCGGCCACGAAGGTAGCCTGGCCGAAGCCTTGACCCATGTACAGAGCAGCGTTGGGCTGCATTCCGGACATGAGGGGGTTGATCTGCCCGTTGCCAGGGTAACGAGCAACTTCACGGAAGTCGCTGTTCTGACGCAGGTGCATCAGGAAGGTAGGATCGCAAACGCAGCGATAGAAACCATCCTGGAAGGTAGGAGTGTTCCGCTTACGCAGGCTCTTCACCACGCGCAGCAGGTCATCCTTAACGTCGAACTTAGCTTGCTCGGCGTTGGTATAGGACAGAGCACCGGTAGCGAGATCGCCAGGGAAGTAGTAACCGCCTTGGGTATCGCTGGACTGACCTTTGGAAACAGCCTTCAGGAGTTCATTGATGAACACCCGGTCACGCCAACGACGATAGTCGTCGAGCAGGGTCAGCGAACCGATGGACTGGTGGAAGCCAGTCAGGTTGCCGGTGTCCAGCAGAAGACGCTGCGCGGTAATGAGAGTTTCGCGAGCAATCTTGAAAGTGCTGGGCTGAGT